GGTCGCCCACTCAAGACCACAGTGAACTACGACATGGGTGTTGGCAAGGTTGGCCAAGAGCAAGACCATGTGAGTGGAATTCGAACCACAACAGCAACTCCTGCCGAACCAGGCGCTGATCCAAATGCATTGCTGCCAACCAGTTCAATTGCTGCTGCAAGAGGCGTGGATCCTAAAAAGTTTGCAGCATTCCGAGCACAGCAACAACCTGTAAAAGAATGCAACTACACCATGGAGAATCATTACTGTCCAGTACATGGCCTGGCAGAATGTTCCGACGGCATCTACGAAACACAATTGGCAAGATTAAAATCATTAATGAGGTAAAGAGGTAATGTATGGATAATACAGATATAAAAATATTAGTTGAGCATCTAAGACGCCTAGAAGAAGGCAATGTAGGGACTGCTGTAGGATCAGGGCTAGGCGCACTAGCAGGTTCAGCTCTTGGTCCATTGGGCACTGCTGCTGGTGCAGCCGCCGGTGGGTGGCTTGGTAATAAAATTGGCGATTCACCAGTTGGGGATGCGTTAGGACACATATTTAATACCGGTACTAAGTCTTCTGTCGCAGCCGATACTGCTAACATCAAATCATCAGTTTCGCCGGGTGCTGATAAATCAGTTTCGCCGGGTGCTGATAAATCAGTTTCGCCGGGTGCAGCACCAAGCAACTCGATGGCATCAGATCAAAAATTCTTTACATCAAATCCAGACGGTTCAACTAGTGAAGTCACTCCACCTGTGGGTGGATGGGGCAGTAACCGTGATGCAATTAATCCCACAACAGGAGAAAAAATGGACAAGTATGGTAATAGTCACGGCGACTATACCAAACAAGACATTATTGCTATCAGTGCCGGATATGGTGGTAAACCCTCCAGGGGAAATCTTGAAGCGGAACTACAGAAATTAGAAGATGCTAGGGGCGCAGACGAGAAAGTGGTTGATGCGTGGACTTGGAAAAATTCAGTACTGGCACTGTTTGAAGGCGAACGCACTCAACATGATACAATTCGTGGTACCACTAACGGTCGTTGGACCGATGTTTCTGGTATGGCCAAAATGGGAGCCAATGAATTTGTAGCATTGTATAAGAGCTTAGGTTATAGTGAGTATCAGGGCGATAATGAGATCCGTGTAAAAGGCCCACTGGGTGATTTGTATGGTGCTATACATGAAATGAAACGTGGTGGTAAATCAATTATCATATGTGAATTGTATCAATTTTTTACTTTTGAATCATCAAAAGGTAAAGGCCTACATATCTATACAATATATTTCCTTGGACCCAAAGAAGATTGGCAAAGCGGTGGAAAAGAAGAACTGTTAAAACTAAGCAATAGCGTTAAACTAAGTAGCAGTGTAAAACCCTTGGCACTGCCTAACGTTCAAGAACAGATCCGACACTTGCAAAACACACTAGACTACTTAGAAAAAAAGAAATAAGCCACACGGTAAAAATAAAATCTCTGAGTTTGTTCAAATGACATAAATAACATTGACACAGAGACAGAAAGCGCATATACTACTACTGTGTTTGCGCTTTTTCATTTGTGGCACAGGCAACACAATCTAAATAATTAGATAGGCATTTAACATAGGCAACTTTATAGGAGAAACAACTATGGCAACTTTAGCAGAAATCAGAGCACGACTACAGGCAGCAGAAAACAAAGGCAAAACTTCCGGCAGTGGCGGCGATAATCCAATTTACCCGCACTGGAACATGGATGAAGGCCAATCCGCAACATTGCGATTCTTACCAGACGCAAATTCCAAAAACACATTCTTCTGGGCCGAACGGGCCATGATTCGACTGCCTTTCAACGGCGTCAAAGGAGAAATGGATTCCAAGCAAGTGATGGTCCAAGTACCATGTATGCACATGTGGAACGAAACCTGCCCAATACTTTCAGAAGTCAGCCCTTGGTTCAAGGATCCCAGTCTCGAAGACATGGGTCGTAAATATTGGAAGAAGCGCAGCTACATCTTCCAGGGCTTTGTGCGTGAGAACCCTATTGCTGATGACAAAACACCAGCAAACCCAATCCGACGTTTTATCATCGGACCACAAATCTTCACACTGATCAAGAGTGCGTTGATGGATCCAGAATTGGAGAACATGCCTACTGATTACTTGGCAGGCCTAGATTTCCGTATCACCAAAACACAAAAAGGTGGTTATGCCGACTACAACACTTCAAAGTGGGCACGTAAAGAAAGTGCTCTCACTGAAGCAGAACAAGCAGCGATTGAACAATATGGTTTGTTTGACTTGAGCACATTCTTACCCAAGAAGCCCACAGAAGTGGAACTCAGGGTCATGAAAGAAATGTTTGAAGCATCAGTAGATGGTCAACCGTTTGACATGGAGCGTTGGGGACAATACTTCCGCCCAGCTGGTATGAATGCACCTGCTGGCACACCAGTTGATGCAGACGAAGATGTTCCGGCGGCCAAAGCAGCACCTGCTGCTAAGGCACCTGCAGATTCTTTTGATGACGAGGACACTCCTGTGGCAACCGCACCAGTGGCCAAGCCAGCAGAAGGTAACAAAAAGGCCGAGGATATCTTGGCCATGATCCGCGCTCGCCAAAACAAATAAGTAGCAGCATCACACAGAGGGGAAACCCTCTGTGTTCTTTCATAATGAAAACACCTAGAGATATTGCTAAAGAGAATAATGAGTCTACCTATTTTACAGGTAAACCATGTCGACGTGGGCATATTTCTAATAGGCGCACATCGAACTATATTTGTATACAATGTGCATCTGAAGTCTATAACAAGTCTGATAGAGACAACTATAGATTTGGTAATACATTTTATCGTCAATTTTGCCAACGGCAACAAGCAGCAAGACAAAAAGATATTCCATTTACTATTTCTTTTGAAGAAATAGAACAACCTGTATATTGTCCAGTATTAGGTATTAAATTGAACTATGGGTGGAGTGGGTTGAATCGTAGAGATGATGCGAAAGCAACCATTGACAAAGTGATACCTGAACTAGGATATGTTTCTGGAAATGTTTTTGTTATTAGTTGGAAAGCTAATAAATTAAAAAGCAATATGACATTAGATGAATTACAAAAAATCATGAATTATATAAAGGATAAAACAAATGGGTAAACCTTTTGACGTCTCTCGTTTCCGTAAAGAAATTACCAAGTCAATCGAAGGATTGAGCATTGGTTTTAATGATCCAACTGACTGGATCTCAACAGGCAATTATGCCTTGAACTATTTGATTTCAGGTGACTTTAATCGAGGTATTCCTCTGGGTAAAGTTACTGTGTTTGCTGGCGAATCTGGTGCAGGTAAAAGTTATATCTGCTCAGGTAACATCATCAAGAACGCCCAAGCACAGGGCATTTATGTTGTGCTGATTGACAGTGAAAACGCACTAGACGAAGACTGGCTCAAAGCACTAGGTGTAGATACCGGCCAAGACAAACTGCTTAAACTAAGCATGGCCATGATTGATGATGTGGCCAAAACAATCAGTACATTCATGAGTGACTACAAGGCTTTGCCAGATGGCGAACGTCCAAAGGTCATGTTTGTGATAGACTCACTGGGTATGTTGCTCACACCCACTGACGTGAACCAGTTTGATGCAGGCGAGATGAAAGGTGATCTGGGTCGTAAACCCAAAGCTCTTACTAGTCTTGTACGTAATTGTGTCAACATGTTTGGTTCATACAATGTAGGGTTGGTTTGTACCAACCACACATACGCAAGCCAAGATATGTTTGACCCCGACGATAAAATATCTGGCGGTCAAGGGTTCATCTACGCCAGCTCAATTGTTGTGGCCATGAAAAAACTCAAACTTAAAGAAGATGAGGACGGCAACAAGATCACAGACGTGATGGGTATCCGTGCTGCTTGTAAAGTAATGAAAACACGTTACTCAAAACCTTTCGAAGGTGTACAGGTCAAGATTCCTTATGAAACAGGAATGAGCCCATATTCGGGGTTGGTTGATCTTTTAGAAAAACGTAACTTACTGAAGAAGGAAGGCAATAGCCTAGTGTTTGTTACCAGCGATGGCGAGATCTTTAAGAAGTTCCGTAAGAAGTGGGAAGCTAACGAAGACGGTTGTTTGGACCGTGCTATGGCAGACTTTGGAAACCACAAGGAAGAGCTAAGTATCGCTGAGGAGGCAGTGGAATGAATGAAGCAGTAGCAGTGGCCAGCGAGATGTGGTCAGAACTCAAACGTTATGTAAACACAGTGGATCGAGATGAAGCAGCTGAAACTGTAGTGGCTATCTTGATTGACAACGACTGTGATGTAGATGATATCAAAGAAACTTTCAAAAGCGAACCTGATATCAAACGTGCGTTAACAGCATATCTTGACGACGACAAATCCTATGAAGACGAAGATGATGTCGAAGAAGAAGACTATCACGAAGACGACTGGGAAAACTGATGTGGTACAGCAGAGTAGTAGCCAACTTAGCAGCTATTCCTGATTTTATAGACCATTACGAGGCAGAGCTTGAACTGGCCAAACGAGATTGTAAAATCTCGGGTGTGCTGGAAAAAAACATCACAGCTCTGCCTGGTATTACGGAACAACGTTTTAATCAACTGCAAGAGATTGAAGCAGTTCTAAATTTTCTCAACATACAACTACGCAAAATACGTAGAAAACATTTCCAAAAGTATCTAGAAGGCTATGCCCGAGCACTTACTTCAAGAGATGCCGAAAAGTATGCAGAGGGCGAAGATGAAGTTGTGGATTTTGAAACCATTATCAATGAAGTAGCCTTGCTACGTAATCGTTGGTTAGGTATCATGAAAGGGCTGGATACCAAACAGTGGCAAATGGGGCACGTGGTACGTTTACGCACAGCAGGTATGGAAGATATTACAGTGTGATTGTTTTGCGTGATACATACTGTTATGAAACGCACCGCATTTGTAACAGGCATGACCGGCCAGGACGGTCCTTATCTTGCTCGACTACTGGTTGAAAAAGGCTATCATGTGTATGGCCTTGTGAAACGCTATAGTAATCCTAACTTAGACAACATACGTTGGTTGGGCATTGAAAACGATATCGAGTTGATCACCGGTGATATTACCGATGAAAACAACATGAATCATCTCATGCAAACACTCAAACCCAACGAAGTGTATAATCTAGCAGCACAGAGTTTTGTGGGCGCCAGTTGGGACCTAAACAAATTAACCACAGAAGTCAACTCCGTGGGTGTGCTGAATTTGCTCAATGCCATACGCAGTCACAGCCCTAACACACGTTTTTATCAAGCAAGTACATCAGAGATGTTTGGCAATGCTACCGAAGCAGGTGCCCAAGGTGAAAACACACCATTCCGCCCACGCAGTCCTTATGGAGTGAGCAAGTTATACAGCCATTGGATGACCATAAACTTTCGAGAAAGCTACAGCCTCTATGCTTGTTCGGGCATTTTGTTCAATCACGAAAGCCCACTACGTGGTCGTGAGTTTGTCACACGCAAAGTTACCGATGGTGTTGCCCGTATCAAGTTAGGATTGACTGATTCTATTACATTGGG